GGCTTTGAAACAATTACTGCAACATTGTGCCATACTTTTCGAGATTGAAGTTACTGGTGATCTCTGCAAAATTAGAGAAAATAAAATAACGGAAGGCATCTAATGCGTGTGACTTATCAGGGTTCTTGTTCTTCCAAGGGTCAAGGCTTCCCTGCCTGCTTACCTTGGCTTCCTTTAGGTCAATGACTAACTCATCACACCTTTTGCCACTAATCTGCACCTTGGCCTTCTGAAGAGTCAGGATTGTAACAAGCCTGCTTGCTATGTGGCTTGGGTTTGACCTTGGCACTTGGATTTGCATATCACCAATGCCAAGGTAGTTCTTGATGAGAGCATAAGCTGAGATGTTGTCCTGAGTGAATGCGTTTCTGCTTGCTCCTGATGCATCACCATTGATGATGTAAGTCATATCGGGAAACTCTTGCTTGATTGTTTGGCAAAGAGCAGCAAGATCACCAACTCGGTAAACCTTGATGACATTGATGGTTGCATAAAATAAGCCTTCTGATGAGTTCTTGATGTATTGGCTTACAACACAAGTGTTGGTCACATTGAAGTCAAAGGCAAGATAAAGATTGTGAATCGGAGAAGCCTTGATATAGCCCTGGTACACATGCTTGCTGAAGTCAAATGAGGTCGCAAATAAGCTTTCTCTATCCCAAATGCCCCACTGCCCCAAGGCATAAACCTCATAGTAAGTCTGAGAAACTTCCTTGAGTGCCTCCATCCTTACCGGATATTGGTCATCAAGAAAATCTAAAGCATCCAAGTAAGTCCCATGAAGCCTAAGTACATCATTTGCCTCCTTTGCTGGCACATCATCGAAGAATCTCTTTTTAATCCAGTGACTGTCTGATACCGGATTAAAAGTCAGAAAGAATCTCTTTGGATGCTCTGACTTACCCCGAAGTCTTAATGTGATTTGCGTGAAATCCTCAAGTGTCAGCTCAGTTGCTTCCTCAATCCAAATGTACTTTGCCTGGCTTAATGACTTTAGTTTCTCAGGATCATCACATCCAAGAAAGATAATCTTATTACCACCGGATTGAATCTCAAGATATCCAGTCTTAACTCTGCAAAGCTTATTTAAGCCCCACTGAGTTATCTTGTTTTGAAAGTCTGCAAAGACTGAGTTTCTCAGAGTGCTGGCTACTTTTCTGATAACAAAGTAAGTCTGAAACTCATTTGTCCTATGGTCGCATATCTCAGCCAGCAACATCTGAATCATGGTCTGACTCTTGCCACTTCCTGCACCGCCCCAAAGGATGTTATAAGTCTTTGGGTCAGTTACTGCATCAAGGTATTTAGCCTGCCATAAGTCAGCATCCGATAGATCAAGCTGTGTCATCGGCTTTTTTGCTTATTGCAGTTGGCCTGATGACTGTGGCAATGTTAGCCTCCATGTCTATGTCTTGCTTTGGCTTTCCATAGGCTCGATCCAGGAGTAACTCTGCTGCTCTAACATCACCTTTGGTTGCCTTGGCTCTGAGAGCCATTAGAATGGCCTCTGCTGCTGATTTTCCATCCTTCTCATCACCAAGGACATTAGCAAGCAATTCCCTTAACTCAGGGAGCTTCTTGGGCCTTCCAGCAACATTGCCTGACTGGCCTTTCTTCCATTTATGCGGTATGACATTCTCTGGCTTCGGCATCGGTGTTTTGTCGCTGATTAGTACCTTCAGTCAGATATGGCTGACCGTTCCTTTTTATTTGCAATGTAGGGTCTAATTTAAGCATCCTGTTTATAATTAGCTGGCAATATTTTGGATCGAGTTCCATTCCATAACATTTCCTGTTTAATTGATGAGATGCTAACATTGTTGAACCTCCACCTAAAAATGAGTCATGAATTAATCCATTCTTTTCGCTACTATTTTTAATAGCTATGTAAGGAACACCAATGGGCTTTGGTGTTTTGTGTTCTGTCTTCCTATCAACATCTACCTCCCAAACATCAGATTGAGACCTATCACCAAAAAAAGGTGCTTCGTTTTTTGTTACATAAACAATAAATTCATGTTGAAATCTATATCTTTTACCAAGACCCCACATATTTTTTTTCCAAACAATACAATGCTTTAATTCATATTCACATTTCTCAATTTGTTTTTTTACTCTATCATAAATTCTATAATCGCAGCATATGTAAACTGAATGAGAATTATAAAACTTAAAAACATCAAATAGAAATTGATCAAAATCTTCCCATTCCATGTTGTCATTAGCAAACCATTCAGAAGGATTAAGTCTTGTTTCCGATTTTGATTCACTTTTTTTCCAGCTTTTAAGAGCATTATATGGAGGGTCAGTAAATACCATATCTGCCTTCTGCCCATCCATCAACTTAGCAACTGCATCACTATCTGTTGAATCCCCACAAAGCAAACGATGCTCCCCTATTTCAAATAAATCACCAAGGACAATGTCTGTCTGAATTTCATCAGGCATAACATAATCATCCTCTTTTGCTTCAGGCTCTTCAGTAAAGCCAACAGGCACATCTAATCCCCAGGCATCAAGTTCTTCAGCATCCCAATTATTAGCAAGATCATCCCAATCCCATTCACCAAAGCCTACATTGTCTTTGATGATGAACTCTCGCTGCTTGGCCTCATCCCAATCAACTATTTCAACTGGTATCTCTTTCCACTTGGCTTCCTTCATGGCCTTAAAGCGCATATTACCACCAAGGATAACCATGTCCTGGTTTACCACTATTGGCCTGACCTTAGCCATTTCAGGAAAGTCTTTAAGGCTCTGAACTAACTTGTGAAACTTATCATCTTTAATAAGTCTCGGATTGCTTGGGTTTGGCTTAATGTCGGTTACTGGAAGTACTTGCATAAATTCTATTTCTTTTTTGGCATCATTGAAGGCATTTTAGCCTTTGCTACTTTCTTGGCCTTCTTAGCAACAGATAGAGCAATGGCAACAGCCTGCTTCTGAGGCTTGCCTGCCTTCATCTCTGTCTTGATGTTACTGCTAACTGTCTTAGCTGAATATCCCTTTTTCAATGGCATAGCTTTATTGATTTATTGCAAAGGTAAGTGTTTTAGGATTGATTCGTAAAGTTCAAGTTGATTCTGCCATCTTGATTGGTAACCAGCAGTCAGGTTGGTTTCAAGTTTGGCTCTTAACTGCTTGCACTTGCGATTTAGAAAAAATCTAATGTCTTGGACTGTCATTTCTTGCTTAGGTTGAAAGTAAAATAAATCATTCTCATAAGTTGCAGTGCCTTCCCACATGCAAGGCACTTGGCTGATGTTTATGTTATTCATAATTTCTGAGTCGCATTAAAGGCCCATCAAATTTCAAAGGTATCACTCCGGTTGAACCTGACCTCATTTTTACTTGATCAATTAAGCAAAGGTCATGGTTTGAGAGTTCAAGATTGCCAACTTTTGTGGTGGCAGTTGAGTCAAAGTAAAATGCTGGCCTCATCATCATCCATATCACATCGGCATCCTGCTCAACTGAACCGGACTCACGAAGGTCAGACATTAGAGGCATTTTATCAGGTCTTTCATCAACTCTTCTTGATAGCTGGCTTAAGGCAACAACTGGAAGCTGAAGTTCTTTTGCAAGAAGTTTTAGTCCTCTTGAAATTTCGCCAACAATATTCACTCTGTTTGTCTCTTTAGGATTGACTGATTCAATCAGGCCAATGTAATCCACAAAGATGACCTTGATGTCATACTTGTTTTTCCACATTGTTGCCTTAGTTCTGATTTTACGCATGTTCATGTAACCTTCATCGCAGATTTTGATGTTCCAATCCTTCATCCTGCTAACAGCACTTTTTAGAGCATCAGTGTCAAGAGCATTCATGTCTCCTTGCTTTATTTTGAAGGCATAAACCTGAGATTCTTGGCTTGCTAATCTTTGGGCTAATTCGTGTTTGTTCATTTCAAGGCTGAACATGCCACAACCTATGCCTTGCTTGACTAAGTTACGGATTAGGCTTACAACAAGTGCAGTCTTTCCTTGCCCTGGTCTTGCTCCAACAACAGTGAGTTCAGAGTTAGTAAGACCTCCGCAAAGTTTGTCAAGTGAAGAGATGCCAGTTGGGTAGCCTGCTATTGTTCCAGCAGCCTTATTAAACCACATCTCTGCTGATATATCAAGCTGAGTCTGAAAGTTGTCATCTGACTTGTTTACTGTGGATGTAAGGAGGCCATCAGTCTTGGTTTGAATTTCGGTGATTAACTCGAAAATATCACCTGAGTCAGAGTTTGCCTTGGTTAGCATCTCGGTTGCTATGTAAAGAAACTTTGACCTCATGTATTGCTCAACAAGCATCCGGCAATGGATTTCA